AACTGTCTTAATAATATATTAGTTTCTTGTTGACTTTTCATAAATCCATCAAATTTATCTAGTGGTATAATAGCCTCAGGACCCGCTTCACCTACAGTAGCGTTATAAATTGGTTTTTTAACTATACCTCCCTCAGCAAATTTTGGACCAGGACCAGCAGTTACTACTTCTTTATTTTGTATTTGTCTAATCTCAGATTGAGATACTCCTTGAGATGACATTTGGCGATTTTGAAGTTGTTCTTTAGTTTCTGGTCCACGTGGTCCAAAAAACAATATACTCGCTAATGATTGTCCTGATGATAAAGCGTTAGCTAGTTTTATAGCGAAATCTGCTATTTTATCTAATGCTCCTCCACCTCCAGGAGGAACTAAATCTGAAAATATTTCTTTTGCTCTTTCTAAAGCTTCTGAAAATTTAGTTTGAACATCTAATGATTTTTGAGCATCTTCTAAACTTTCACCACGAATTAATCCTGCTTCTAAAGCTTTTAATTCTTGTTCTTTACGAGCGGCTTCATCAAATTTACCTTCTTTTTCTAATAAAGTAATATAATCACGTTTATTTTTTAACTCTTGACCTCCAGCTTTGTTTATTAGTTCTTGTTTATATAAAGTGTCACCTAATGTACTAGCATTCATTCCTAATGTTTTAGCTATAGATTCCTGTTGTATAGCATTCATCCTACTAAAGGAAGCAGCAGTTATATTTTGTTTAGCTATTTCTTCAGTTAAACCAGCTATATCATTATTTAAAGCAAATAAACGAGCTCTCTCTAAATTAATTTGTCTTCCAGTTAATAATTCAGCCTCAATTTGAGATGAAATAGATGATTCAAAATCTAATAATGAACTTTGTGTGTTAGTTATTTGATCTAAAGTTAAACCTAATTTTTTAGCTTCTAAAACAGTTTTAACAAGTTCACCTGTATTTCCTCTAAAGTTAAGTTTGATTAATCCACTTAATTTATTTATATCAGCTATAACTTTTCTACCATCTGCTATTATTTTATTTTGATTAGCAAACGCTGCTATTTGGTCATAAACTATATCTAAACCTTTATCAGCCTCATTGTTGTTTAACATAAACAACTGTTGTAACTGAGTGGCTTCTTCAGCTTGAATACCTATTTCTTTAGTTAATTGTATTTGAGTGTTAAGTTGTTTGAATGAAGCTTGATATACAAAATCAGATAAAGATGCTAATTCATTAAAAGCTTCAGTTATATTTTTAGTTGAGTCTAAAATTGATGTTAAAACTGTTTTAGATGATTTTAGAACCTCATATTGATCACGAGCACTATCTTTAGATACTGAAAAATTTTTAGCTATATCTGTGACACGTTTGTCAGCTTCAAACATAGCTTCTATAAAAAACTTAGCCGCGGCAACTAAAGCTGTTATCCAAATTGGACCTTTAAGAAATGAAGCTAATCCTCCAGCACCTGCTTTAAATATTTGAAATGAACTTTTTCCACTGGCGGCTGCTTTAGCAGCAGCATCAGCTGCGTCTTGAAATGGTCCTGCTATTCCTTTTAAGCCTGGGATTGATTTAACTACTCCTGCTAATTTTTGAAATCCACCTGCTTTTTTTTCAATTTCTTTAGCGAAACTTAATTGTCTTTGATAATTATCAGCTACTTCACCTGTTACTTCAGCTATACCTTCTTGTAATTTTTGTATTTCATCTAATTCACTTTGGGTTAAAATTAAGCCTTGGATTTGTTTATCAGTTAGATTTTTTAATCTTTGTTCTAATATTTCTCTAGTGGCTGTTATTTCATTTATTTGTTCATTTATTTTTTTAGATGATAATTGACCATTGTTTAAATCAATTTGATTTTTAATTAATTTTTCATTAGCTTTGGCTAATTTATTTAATGTAGAAATTGTATCTTTTTGTATTCTAGAAAATGCTCTAGCATCATTAACTATGTCAGTTAGTCCTTCTGCTAAATCAGTTAATCGGGAAGTTAATGATTGAAATCCTTCATCTAAAACCCCAACAATGTCACTTATTTCTTTAAGATCTTTTTTACCGTTTCTTATATTTTCGTTAGGATCAGCCATTTAAATATAGTTTATTATAAATATTGAAAGCACCTACTTTTGTGGTGCTTTCTTTTTAGATGCCTTAGTTACATATGTTGGTACTTGAACTTTAGGTACAGTACCATCAGTTTGCGCTGTTCTCATTGCTTGTTTAGATTTTTCTACAACATCATCATCTTCTTTTGGTTGGTAGTGTTCTTTTAATTTATTAAAAGTAAAATTACGTAACCATATAGGCATGTTATAAATAGTGTTGTAATCATATCCACCATTACCATGAAATATTATTTCATGGATTTGGGTGAATAAATACATTCTATATTCCAAAGTCAGGCCAAAAAAAGTCAAGCCCAATAGGTAAGCTGACCCCCTCCACTAGGCCGTTTGAAGTTTGTACATTAACTGTTAAATCAACATCAGGCTGAATTTGTTTAATATACTCACGTAAAGCACGAGCATCACGAGCTAATAAATAGTTATCAACGAAATCTCTAATTGTAGCTTTATCATAACTGTCATTAACAGACAATATAGTATGTTTTAGACGAGTTGATATTTCTGGGTTTTGGTTAATTTTCTTTAAACCTTCTAGTTCCTGTTCTAGTTTTAATTCATCACCATGACTTAATAGTTTAAAGGTAATAGTGTCACTAGTTGAAGGTAATTTAAATGTGAATTCATTTTTGCGATTTATAAATAATGATTCATCAATTTTTTTATTATCTAATACTGATAAGTCAACTGTTACTGTTTCTCCACGATATCTAAAAGAATAATCTTTACCATAACCTAAAATACGTGAAGCAATTAGTATAGCATTTTTATCACCAGTTAACAACTCATTATAATCAATTTTAGATACAATAAGTGATTGTAATAGTTTATCTAATACAATACCTTGTTTAATATAAGACTGGTTGGTTAGAATATCTTCTTCTTTAGCAGTCATGTATTTCATCTCAATTTTACCTGATGCTAAAGGACTTGATTCAGGATAAAGAAGACCTTTTGATGGTAGTTCTACAGTTTCTGTAGGGAATTTAAATTCACTCATAGATTTTATTTAATGTAACGTTTATTATAAATATGCAAGATAAAAAGAAGCTTGGCAAGAGCCAAGCTAACTTTTTTTCTGTATACTTCGGAAAAAGTAATTCTTAGAAGTTCAGTACGCAGTAATCAGGTTGAACTGTCATTGTAATGTTTTGAGCAGCTGATTCATTATCCCAACTATATTCACCAAAATTAGCATCTGTAATCAACGCACCTTTGATAACCCATTCACTTACAATATCACCTACTGGACCTAACACATTAAAGGTTAAATCTTTTTTATAAAAATCTGAGTAACCATCACGGCCTGTTACTGATTCGTGGTGTAAACGTACCCATTCCATCACAGCTTGAGCACCTGAAGGAGTAATAGGATCAAATAAAGTCATGGTGATAGGACCCCAATTTGATTTACCTTTAACATATCTTGCTACGTTAATGTGGTTTAGCTTTATTGTTTCTTGAGTTAAGGTAACTGCACTTACACCTTTAACCATATATGAGGGAACACCATCAATATACATTATAAACCTATTCTGTTGTTTAGGTTCAAATGCTGTGAAAAATATTTCGTTTGGATTTAATACTGGCATTTTTCTTAGTTATTTATTTGTTATAAATATTATTATTTTTAAAAATTACGCAAATGAAGCTCCAGTAGGTGTAATATTGAAGTTCAAATAAATATATTCAGCGGTTTTGGTTGGTTGTAAATAAATTGCACCTACTAACTGATTTCTATCTATTACATCTGGAGTGTTATTGCTTTCATCCATTACTACTCTAAACGCATATAAACCTTGTCTTTGTTGAACTGATTCTAAGTATGGGTTTACTTGAGCTAAGAATTGATTTCTTGTAGCAATAGTATTTTGTTCAAACACTAATGTGTTTGCTACTTGGCCAATATAAGATTTCAAAGCAATTAATAAACGTCTTACATTCACACGATCAAGAGCTGATGCTTTAGTTTGTAATGTTTTGTTACCATATACTACAGTACCAGTTCCAGGGAATGTAGCAATTGGATTAACTTTACCTTGATATAAGGTATCACGATTTGCTTGTGATAATTTTTGTTCAGCGCGAATTACTGTTCCTAAACCACCACGATTAATACCTGCTGGTGCGAACCAAGGTTCAGCTACTCTATCATTATAAGCATAAACACCTGCGATTAAAGCTGAAGCTGGAACCCAAACATTTTTACCTGAACTTGGGTCTAAAATTTGACACCATGGCCAATATGAAGCTGCATATGAATTATCACGTGAAGCAGCAGCTGTAGTTACAGCTGAAATTGTAGAACCATAAGGTACTAAATCAAGTACAAATAAACTATCACCACGTCCTTGAGTATTAGTTATAAGAGTTGATACTTGGCTAGCTTGTAAAGTACTAAATAAACCAGGAGCTAACAATACATTAAATCTATAGTCATCTTGATTTGATAATAAATTAATCATATTATCATAGCTAGCACTAGGAATACCTTGAGATTTATTACCATCAGTAATTTTATCATAATATTGACCTCCAACCATTACTGTACCTACAGCGCTACCAAATGAACCACTTGCTGCTACTGGAATTGAAGATGTATATTGTGATTTAGCTACACCATTATTATCAAAATAGTCCGGAGTATTATTTACTGATTTTACTCTGATATATCTTGAAGCATTAGGATAAGAACCAGATACTTCAATTTGAACATTTGTAGAATTATAATTTAAAGTATAATCACCAATTACTCTAGAAACATAGTTAGGAGCTTTAGGGTCTAATGATAAGTTAGTCCATGTTTCTAGTACTATAGGACTATTGGTTGTATCATTACCTTGACGAATTAATAAACCAAAAGTACCAGATGATGTATCAGGAGATACAACTTCCCATCTAATATTATCAGTTGAACCACTAGTTAAGGCACCAGCTGAATCTAATGAACTTGTACTATTCATTATAACACCTTTAGAAAGTGTTTCAAGTACTAAAGCGTTTCCAATAGTACCTGATATAGCTGTTGAAGTAGCAGATGAAAATGTTCCACTGACAACACGAGCTACTAATAATGATTCACCACCATTATTAAAATAGTTATAAGCGGCAATTGATGTAAAATATGAATATACATCACCACCACTTACAAATGTTGTACCAAATTTATTTACATAATCACTATATGAAGTAACAAGAGTAGGTATTTCAACAGGACCTTTAACTGTTGGACCTATAATTGCAGCTCCAACAGTGATTGGACCTTGTGTTACTTGTGATTGATCGTTCTCAATTGAGAGAACACCAGGAGATAATAATACTTCTGCCATATTTGCTTAGATTAATTTATTAGTTATTTGATAATAAATATCTAAGCTTTCCTTAAAAACTAATCTACTTTAGTAAACTCTCCAGTTTCTATGTTAATATTACCATTACCATATTTAACTTGTAAAGCTTTTGCTAACTCATTTTCTTTATTTTTAAGAATTTGGAGTTGTTTTATTAATTCTAATTTTTGAGTATCTAGATTTTGAATGCCAATTTCAATTTGGCCAAAACTAACAATTAATTGACTATTCTGTTCTTGAATAGATTTCAAATCATTGATTTCTTCTTGTGTTAAAACTATTTTTTCCATAATTATAATATAATATTGTTTTTTTAAATTTCCAAACTAAACTCTATTAAAAGTACAATTTGGATTAGAACCTGATAGTTGAGTTATAATGTATGTTTCTAATGAGTAAATTAGATCACTATAAGGATCTACTTTTGTTTTAGGATATGTTAATTCAGATGTTGATGGATACATTGGTATTGTTTCTACTTGAGGATAGGACATACTACCAGTACCTAAACTATCAGTTACATAAGTTGGAATAGTAACATTCACATCCATTGCTATTGTACCTCTATATGTTAAGTGAGGTATTAATTGTAGTTGTGGATCTGTATAACTAGCATACCCACTTTTAAAGCTTCCTGTTATTTGTAGTGCCATCTTGTTTATGTTTATTATAAATATGTTGAATTTCTTCTTTAGTAGCAAGTTTAGTTTGCAAAAGTTGTTCTAGAGTTATTTCTATAACAGGTACTCCACTTGCTTTTATTTTTGCTTCAAATTCTGGAGTTGATTTAATCATTTTTAAGTATATGCTGGAAGATAATAATCTGCGCCGCCTAAATTTATTTTTAACCATGTGTTTGGGGTACTTAAAAATATACCATCTGCTGTACCCCAATAATTAGATACTGTACCAGCTGAGACATTTGGACCTGTTGGAGTACTACTATTCTGGTTATCTATTCTTACAGTACCGTCTATATGTAACTTAGCAGATGGGGATATATTAATACCGACGTTACCGTCGTATGTAATACGCATACGTTCTGTATATGTAGCTACTCCAGTACGATTTTTAAATATTATAGTGTTACCTTCACCTAATGGAGATGTATTTCCGTTTGCTGTAATTATAATACCACCACTATATTGGTCTGATGTTGGGTCACCCGCTCTTAGTTCAACACTAGCTCCATCTGTATCAGCTCGTGTCCATGGATAAGTATCTGATATACCTGTACCTGCTGCAAATATAGTTGAATATGAGCCGGCTGGTGTTTGTGCTCTTTGTATAACAGCATTTGATGTAGTAGTGTTACCTAATGATATAGTACCTTTCACTGAAAAACTACCTGTTATTGAAGCAGATCCACTAACATCTAAAGTAGCATTAGTAGTTGTTTTATTTATACCAACAGTTTGATTATCAAATACAAGTAAACTTGCAACAGCATTACTATTTTCTATTCGTAGTGTTGTTGTTGCTGATGTAGCGCCTGATCCTTTTACTCGTAATGAGTTTGAGATAGAGCCAGTTATTATAACACTACCGCTAACATCTAAATTAGCATTTGGTGTTACTGTACCTTTATTTATACTGGTGAGACCTGTTTCAGTCATAAACATGTAAGTTTTACCAGTAGTTAAATTATAGAATCTAAGGTCACCTAATACATTTGTGCTACCTTCTATTGTTGAGCGAGCAAATAGTACTAATTTTGTTGGATATAAAAATGTATTATATGAATTAATACCAATTAAAGCATTACTACTAGGACTTTGTATTATTATTCTACCACCAGAAGATGTAGAACCATCTATTGTGATGTTAACATTGTTTGGCATTACACTAACTAAACCATCATCACGTACTGTTAATGCTGCAGTTGCACTACTATTTTCTATGTACAACGCGTTTGTAGCACTTGTAGCACCTGAACCTCTTACTGTTAATGAACCAGTTATTATAGTATTACCAGCATTGTTTACTCTAAATCTACTACTACCTCCAACTTGCAAATCCATTAAATTATGAGTCATACTATTTAATGCTGTTTGAGTAGCATTTAAGAAGATACCAGTTGTTGTACCTGTTTGTGCTCCACTATTATTAATAGTATACACAAGTGATAATGGTCTATAACTAGCTGAGCCTGCTGCTGCAGCAAAAGTATCTACATAAGATATGCCAGTAGAAGTTCCAGAGGTTGTAGTTATAGAAGTACCATTTACATCAAATGAAAAACGAGGACTATTTAAAGAAGTTAATGTAGCACGACCCTGAAATAATAAACCACCATTCGCATTATTGGCACCTGTATGTCCTATTCGATATCTTAATCCTGCAAATTCTATATAACTAACACCACCAAAAGTACTGGGTACAAAATCAAAACCGGGGTTATTAGTGGTTCCTTCATTTGGTCGTATACTAAAAGTACCTCCACTTGTTACATTCATAACATGCTGTGCATTACCAAAAAATGCTCTATATGCACCATCTGATCCTTGAAATGTAGCAATTGTAGCTGAGCCTGAGCCTCTAACTAACAATCCAGGTGATGATGAACCTGAAATTATAACGTTTCCATTAAATAAACTTGAACCACTTACATTAAAACTACCTGTCACTGTATGAGCATCAGTTGATACATTTCCTAATCTAACACCAGTATTTAATACTTGTAATTCAACATTAGAACCAGAAATAACTGTTAATGAACCTGTTATAGTTACATTTTGGTTTAATGGTGTAACAGACGAAGCTGTTGTAGCTGTTCCTAATAATGAACCTGTTATACCATTAGTAGTATTTAATGAGTTTAAGACAGCGTCAGAGCCGCTAGTTATGATTTTTTTCCAATTAGGCATATTATTATATAATTAAACCATGGTTAGATACACACACTTATGCCGTGTATGAGCCTACTTCCCTACATGGGCCAATGGTCTAGTATAAATATCAGAAATTACTTCTTAGATGATGGTTTTGATATTACCTCAGATAAAGTTAACATCTTTTTTTGTTCTTCTTCTTGTTTCATTCTTTGAATCTCAGATAGTTCATGTTCAATTTTTACTTGTAGTGTAGCTAAAAATTTAGCATCTTTACCTTGAATTGTTACTGTCTCTAAAGACTGACGAATAAAATTTAACTCATTGTGAGTTACATCAATTGAAAATATATCCATAACTTATTATTTTGTTTGTTCTATATATTGATTTTGAAGTTTAACCACCATATTATAAATAGTCTCTACATCTTCTCCAAGGAAACTTGATTTTTTTACTAGAACTAGTAACATCTCTAACTCCTTAGGATTAAGTTGATTTAAAGTTAGAGATGTTTTTGTTTCGTTTTTATTTGTATTAATTGACGCCGCGTTAAAAGCCATAACTAATTGTTTTATTTTTTTAAGAATAAATATAAATTTCACCATTATCACTATTTACATAAATATTACCAAAACCATTTGTAGTACCACCCCATGTTGGTGTTGCTGGGGGTGTTCCTGATGCTTTCTTAGCTGTTACTACAAATTCATCTGGTGTAACTATAGATACAGTTCCTATAACATCATATGCTACTGCCCATCTACCATAAGTTCCTGTTGAATCAGCATCTAAATAGAATGATGAACCTGAACCAGCTGTATTATATTGTGATATAATACCTGAGTCAGCTAATGTTGAAGAACCACTATTTATTAAAATAAACTTATCTCTAATACTTAAGTTATCAACATTAGTAAATGAAGCTGTACCTGCTACTGTTAAATCATTTGTTACAACTAAGTTAGTAGTTGTTACTACACTAGCTGTATTTATACTTAATAATGTAGTTGAACCACTTACAACACTAAATGCTGTTGGTGAATTTATAAACACGGAAGCTGATATACTACCTGTGGCTATACGATCTAAATTTAAACCTACTACAGCTGAAGCAGGCACATATGATGCTGTAGCTGCCATTGAAGATGAAACAGCGTATGATGAACTTAAAACACTATTTGATCCATAAGGTCCAAATACATTTGAACTAGTTATAAATGAAGCTGTAGAAGCAAATGAAGCTGTGCCTAATAAAGATCCAGTTATACCAGCAGTGACATTTAATGAACCAGTTATTCTAGTATTTCCTATAAATGATATTGGGTTAGGTACTTGATATCTAAATGTATTTGCGTACGGAATTGGATTAGATCCTGATGTAAAACCAGCATTAAATAAATCTCCACCACTAGTACCTAATGTTGTGTTAGTATCACCACTTAATGGAATATTAATACCAGCTTGTATTGTACCTAAAGATAATCCAGATTTTGACCACCATGTTTCTGGTGATGTTTTTACATTAACCCATACTGTATAAGTACTTACACTACCTGATGATAAAGTAATACCATTATTAGTTATAATATTGAAATCATTATATACATTACCTGATGCTGAATTATATGTTGATGGGCTTAGTTCAGTATGAGCTGATCCAGATTCACCACTGTAATATATTTCTATGTCTGTATTATCTGTATATATATTTAATCCAGCATTAAATGTAATTATTTGAGTTCCATTAAATGTAGATATTGGAATTAAATTAGAGTCAATATATAATGAACCATTGTCTGTACCTTTTATAAAAGTACTACCTGTTATTATTACATTTTGGTTTAATGGATTAATATAAGATGCGGTTTGAGCATAAGAGGCACTAGTTGCTTGTTCAGTATATGAACTGCTTTCAACATACGATGCTGAGGTACTATTTAAAGCATATGATGCTGAGGTACTATTTAAAGCATATGAAGCACTAGTGGAATTTAAAGCATAAGAGGCTGAGGTACTGTTTAAGGCATATGATGCTGAAGTACTATTTAAGGCGTAAGACGCTGAGGTACTATTTAAAGCATATGATGAACTTAAAGCTTGAGTTGCGTATGAAGCTGTACCTAATAAACTACCTGTTATACCATTAGAAACATATAATGCTCCTGTCACTTCAGTATTAATACCAATTGATACTTTAGTATCATTGTCTATAATATTTGAATTATAAACATGATCATCACCTTGTGAACGTAATACTCTATATTGAGTAGGATAAGTAATATCTGATAATGAACCTGTGTTTTTTGGACCAGCTAAGAAACCACCACCACTATATGTACTACCACTTACATTTTCATAAACAAAATGATTTGTTTGAGAATCCCAAACAACTGATGCTGTGGCATTTGAACCTGAATCATATATTTGTAAACCAGCATACCTAGCTGATGGAATTTGAGTATTTAATATAATAAATTCTTCACCAATAATAACAGCTGAGCCTGATATTGTTTCTACATATCCAAATGAAGCAGATGTAGCTGTTATTGAACTAGCTGTAATAGTATTAGTTACAAGAACATTAGATGCTGTTATAGAAGATACTGTTAAAGTAGATCCTGATATTATTCCTGTGTTACTAACACTAAATAAATTAACTGAGCTACTTTCTAATAAAAATGATGTTGAACCACTCGCTACTGAAGCGGTAACAGTACTTGTAGTAATTTTATTACTACTTAAATTACTTACTGAGCTACTAACACTTGAGATAGAAGCACTTAAATTAGTTAAAACAGTATCTACAGTTTGACCAACATATTGATAAGCTGTTATTTTAACCACTTGAGCTGAACTTGGAGCTGAAGTGTTAAATTGTAAAACACCATCTTTATAATCAAATTGATAGTTAGATGGATTTTGTTTAACATTATCTACTAATACAACAACATTATAACCAGGAGGATTATCTTGAGCATCCGCATTTGTCAATGATGGATCAGCGTACTTATTTGATATGAAATTTGTTTGTTGACCAGCTTGTATAATCTGAGGTGTAACTGATGATCCAGATGGATCAATAAAAAACCAAGCGTCAACTAATGAAGCACTAACAACATTTGAAGGTGTTAATGTATGTTGATACCAATATTTTAATAGATTTTGTCCTCCAACAGCATATGTATTTCCATTTTGACTTGAACCTGAAAATGGTAAACTAGATGTTGGTAATAAATTAGACTGAGCATAAACCTCTTTAGAGTTTATATCTAATACACTAGTAAATGCTTCTTGAGCATCTGTTAATGATGCTACAGTGTATCTTCTACTCTGTAGTAGTCTATTAGATTTTATTGTTTTATCAATCGCCATGTTATTATATTATATTATGAATATGTTACTGCTATACTTGTTACTGGTATTTGATCACCATTATATCTCACTAGTACTATTAAATCTCTATAAGTAGTATCTAATGTCATACCATCAGCTGCTCTTAATGGTATAGTATATGTTGTTGAAGCAACACTACCACCTGTATTACCATATAAAGCTATATTTGTAGAGAATGGATTTTTAAAATCATCATTAGCCATACTAGCTGATATTAAGTTAGATGTGGTTGCTGATGGATCATAAATTCTAGGAGTAGCATATAAGTTTACACCTGAACTAGCAAATATTAAAGCTACTGATGTACCAGATGAGGTTGAGTCCCAACCTACTAATGTTTTACCAACATTTATAGTCATTGAAGTAGCGGCTGTAGCTAAATCACGTTTAAATGCTCTAGCATAATATTTGTAAGTTTTACCACTATCTGGATTAGTTAACCAATATCCATATGAACCACCTGGTCTTACTAAATATCCAGGTTTAACTTGTAAATCTAAGGCTCCTAAACTATAAGCGTCATATGAACCTGTAGTCCATTTAGTACCAGAAGTATATGAACCTGATAAGAAGTTATTATCTATTTTTAATCTAAAGTTCTCACCAACAAACGTTTCTGAGCCTCCAGCTAATGTTCCAGCATCATATGCTTGTGCTCTACCATAGTAAGCTAATGAACCTGAAGATAATGGTTGGCCAAAAGCACTTGCTGAGTGGTAAAGATAAGTTTGAGTATTTAATGTTGACTGTGAACCACCTCTTTCTCTACCTCTTGTTAATACAGTAAATGTAGTTGTAGATAAAGTATTTCCTTGTTGTATATTAGTTGTACCACTTGAACCAGCATCAAATGAAATACTACCACTTAATTTGATAATGTCATCTACAAAAGGTACTGTACCACCATTTCTTGGTGTAACACCTGTTGAATCAAATATAGCATTAGTTGTTTGAACTGTACCACCATTTGTTGAAACAGCTGTTATACCACCTAATGTTAACCCAGTGCCTGAGGTTCCTAAATCTGCTATTGTAGTACTTGAGGCGTATAATGGTGAAAAGAAACCACTAGCAGTTGATATTTGAGACCAAGTAGCAGTTAACAAATATGGGGCACCACTTAATGAGCGTGAAGTTGCTGTTAATGAAGATGTTATACCTCCTGTATATGATATTGTATTACTACCTATATTAGTATTAATATTAGTTGTTGGTGCCCAAAATATTCTTTCAGTTGCTGTTTGAGCGGATGTGTATGGTGAAGAACCACTATTTATTCTAATAGAGGCTGATATATGGTACCAACCTGATGAGCTTACACTAGTGAGTGATCTTCCATTATTAAATAATCCTGAGCTAAATATACTAGCAAATTTTCCATCTTGGTAAGCTGGAGGAATCACTAATGGATTAGCGGTATTAATTTTACCTAATGTTAAACCACTTGAAGAACCAGTAATAGTTATTGATAATAAGGCTTGTGATTGTGAAGTTGCAGTTGAAGTTTCACTGTTATTATCTGAGTAAAACCAGTTTATAGCTCCAGATACACGAAATGGAACGTCAGATAAAGTTCCTAAACCAAATAATTGAGCATCAGCAGATGAAGATACTGTTGTGGAACCACCAGCAACACTATTATAAACTATATTATAAGATGAGTTGTTATATATAGTTTTACCAGAGAATAAAGTATTACCTACTGAAGCAAATCCTTGATTAACTAAATATACTACATCAGTATTACTATAATTTTGAGGTACATAACCTGATGGAGCTGTACCTGTGCCATTATTTGTAATAGTTTCACTAATACTAGCAAATGTTCTGGTATTTGGTGATGGAGCAGGAGCTGATGAACTTAATAATCCTGCTATAAATCTTAATATATCTGAAGTGTATGTAGTAGGTGAAAATGTACCAAAGTAACTACCATCAAGACCTGTTGACCAAGCATTTAGTGTTGGTTCACCGTTATAATGATTTTGTAATTCTGCTACAGATCCTGAGACTACAACTTTTTTCCATTCTGCCATTGTGTATTATTTTAATGTTTATTATAAATATAATTAATTTTCTAATCCAACATAAAAAGATGATGAGGTAAAATACATGCTTCCAGCTAATGTTGGTCCTGTTAAAGGAACAGATTGGGTGGTTAAATATATTATACTTTCACTAATTTTAAATGTTGATATTCCAGTATTATTTTTAATTAAAAATATATCATTTGTGATAGTAGTAGTACCTGATATTATAGTCATTAATTCAGTACTAGCTGATTTAATTAAAAATAAATTTCCAATAGGACTTACACTAGCAGTTATACTACCTGATGATATTTTATCTCCACTAACTGATAAATTAGTCAAACCACTACCATCACCAGAAAATGATCCACTGAAAGTGCCTGATAGAGGATATTGTATTTGTGAACTATTAATTAATGCCATTAGTTACTAAATTTACCTGAGGCTACTACTTCAAATGTTGTGTCTAAACCAAATCCTAATTGTGAGTTATTAAGAGTTAATATTACATCTGTACCTGACTGTACAAGTGAAACTATAGCACTACTTTCTACATATTGACCATTTATATAAATTGAAAAATTACTAACAGATGTGGGTGGTAATGAACCAGGAGCTATTTCTATAGTAGAGTTAGGGAATGTAACAGTTGAAATTGTACCATTATTTGTTGTTAATGATGAATTAGCTGATTTTACATTATTTAATGCTAAGTAATCTAATACAGCTTGTGATGTTCCACCACCACCACCACCACCACTACTTACAACAGTCACATTATCAAAGAATGTAGCTGGTATTTTTTTCATTGAACCACGTTTTGCAGATGTTGATAACATTTCAGATGTTGTATCAGTTTCTAAGGTAAATGTTACTTTAGAAATAGAAGGTAATTTTTTTAATGCTGATAAATCCTTTTGAATCACATCAGGTATTATATATCCATTTAGTTTAATATTAAATGTACTTCTAACTATACGATCTTGGTCTGTTGATAATTCAGTTACTGAATTAAAGGTATCAATTGCAGCTTTAAATTTAAAACGATTAGGATCACCCCAATATGAATCTGAAGAGTAATTAATTGCTTCTATAATTTTATTCATTTGATCCATATAGTAAGTCATAACCATACATTCATATGTTATAGTCACATAATCAGGAACAACATTAGCATAGTATTCTCTTTCAGGAACACGATTTGTTAAAACATTAAAGTTACCATAAAAATTTCTATTTGAATATTGTTTTTGAAAACTAACATACAAATTAGGAAAATTAGCATCTAATTTATTAGCTATAGTACGATTTTTACTAATGTCATTTCTCTTAATCATTATAAGAGGTAACATTACTTTATTTAATTTATCTCTATAGTAACCATCTTTTTGAACTGATTTCCATCTTTCAGGTGAACCATATATAACAGGTACTTCTATTCTATTTCCATTTTGTATTACAAAAGGTTTAATAACATTTTGAAAATAATAAAATACAGCACTGTCTATGTCTTCAATACCAACAGTAAAGGGTTTTACAGTATCATCTGTAAAACTTTGTTTTAATGCTCTATTAAAATCAATACCTGTAGCTTGTTCATTAGCATTTTTAGTAATAGTATTATTATTAGGATTACCAGTAGGCTGAAACCCTACTCCTCCTTCTTGAAGAGGGGTTTGAAGATCTTCTGAGATCTTTCTTTGTGATTTAGGTATGGGTTTTCTTCCTTGTGACATTACATTCTTTCTTTAGTTATACCTACTTTATCAGCTGGAACAA